GCGAACTCAAAACCTCTATCACCTGTACTAAAAGATTGTTGAGATTCGTCAGAATAATGTCTACCTTTAGTTAAGTTCCAATTTGCCCAATGCGAAGCTACTATTAAAGATAGTGTTGAACCATTTATGCTTTCATCTATAGATACGCTTCTAATTTGCCCTGTAAAATAATTTATAGCACCAACAATTGTTTCGTCTGAATTAAAGTAGGCTAGGTGGATATCCACTGTTTTATCTGTAAAAGAACCATCTTGAACTAAAGACCTTACTTGATCTGTAATATTAGAAAATCCAATTGTGATTTCATTAACTTCTAATTGGCCTGTTTCCATAATTGAATCAACTGATAGAAAAGAACCACCAGCCTCATAAGAATTAGAGCCATAGGTAACATCAGAATACCAATCAGTTAATCTAATGGTAGATGATAGGTTAAGTTCAACCAAAAAAGCTGTCTTGGTTGATGTTGATGATACTTGAGTTTGTAAGTCAGTAGATAAACTTCTTGGCATTAAATTATAACCTCTCTAACATCAAATGAAATACTATAAAAACCACTGGCATCTGTTGAATACATAATTTCGTTGTTTTCTAAATATACAGTAAAACTTGGTTTATTTACAGTAACAGCCTCATTATTTGCTAAAGAAGTTACTAGATTTGGGGATATTTGTAATGTCAGTGCTCCACTAGAATTTGCTTGAATATTGTTCTGCACCATATACACCTTACTATGACCTGAAAACTTAACTAAATCTCCAGCCTTTAAAGCATCTACCTGGTTAGCTGTAAAGCCATCTAAGGCTATAGTAGCATCTCCTGATACATGTGCTCCAACTACTTGTATATCTGTTTCTGACTTGCCTGCACCTAAGTTATCTAATGGTGCAACTATTGTAAAGTCTCCTGAAGAGCCTTTTTGTTTTTGTAAAAATGCAAATACTTCCTGAGCTTTTTCTTGTTGTAATGGTGGCATTGAAACTGTAAAAGAAAAATATTGAGCACCTATTTGTCTGACTTGTTTTTTACCTGATAGTGTTTGATTAACAAGTGTTGGTCTATTGTCTTTAAAATTAAGACTTTTAAAATTTGGGTTTGTTGGAAATTGTCCTGACATTACACTATTCCCATTTTACCTTGATTGTTCATGGCATTGTTTATGATTGATGTTATCAATCCTTTTCTTGATGCTAGTAACTGGTCAAATCCAGCAGCATCTACTGTTGATATGTTGAAGTTTACTGTAGGTGCTTGTTGTTGAGTTTGTTGTGGTTGTGTTTTTGTATGATCTATAACTGTTTCATTTGGATGTAAAACGCTTAAGAAACCGCCCTTATTATCTAAACCACCTGACCTTGAGCCAAAGCCTGTAAAGCCTCCACCATTTCCTGATGGTATAGAGTCAAACAAAGAGCCTCCGTCAGTTAATTTATCAAACTCTCTTCCAGCAGTAAAATTATCTCTTGCTACAGATATGCTTTTACCAAATGATGCAAACATTTTATCAAGCAATAGTTTCTGTACAGCTATTCTGATTAGCTCTCTCACAATGGAGGTAGCAAAATCTTTAAAACTTGCCTTTCCTTTTTCTAAAAATTCCATAGTTAGATTTGTCAATCCATTATACGAATTTTTAATAACATCACCAATCTCATCTTGCATAGTTTTTATTGAGGTAACGAACTTTCCGTAACCCTCTTCAGCAGCTACTAAAAACTTTCCAAGTGCACCTAATTTGCCAAAACCAGTTTCATCATCTTCTTTTCCAGTCCTTCCAAGAAGTTTATCCATAATAGATGGAATTTCCATTTTCTCAATTTTTTTATTTAAAAAGTGCTCAGCAGAATTGGCTATTGCTTCTAGTTTTTTCTTATTGGACTCTTCTGCTGATTTTGGGTCGCTAAGTAAAGTAATACCATCTAAAGGGTTAGCACCAAATTGTTCTCTTACTTTATTTACGCTTCCTATAAAATCATTAAACTTGCTTAAAATAAAATTAAAAGAATCTACAAACATTCCCTTTAAAGGCAATATGAATAGGTCATGTGCATAACCTCTCATCTTTATATAACCTTCAGCAAATTTTAGGGCAAGATAAGGAATCCATTTTGTTGCAACTGACTGGAAAACAAAAACTAATTCATTTCTAAATACATAAGCTGCTGTAACCAAGGTTGTCAATCCAACAACCAAAGCAGTAATTGGATTTGCCAAAGCTACTGCCGCTATTGCAAATGCCATACCATAAAGTGCATTTGCTGCTGCTAGTGCGAGAGGAGGAACAACTACAAGAGCAGGTATCAGTAAAGCATCCATATTGTTTGCTAAGAAACCTACAGCACCAGCCATTTTTGAAAATATTCCAGTCAGCTCTTCTATATCACCAACCATAAACTGAAAATTATTACGCAATGCAACAGCAGCCTGGCCAAGGGTCATGGGCATTTTTGTTATTTGCTCATTAGTCTCTTTTGTTCCAGCAATAAGAATTGGCATAACTGTTTCTGCTGTTAGCTTACCAGCATGACCAAATTCTCTAAGTTCACCAATGGTCATATTTAAACCATCAGCTAACATTTTTGTCAGAATGGTATTGTTTTCCATTACTGACCTAAGTTCATCTCCTCTTAAGGCTCCTGAAGCTAAACCCTGAGCTAACTGTCTAGCCGAGTTATTTGCCTCTTGAGCATGAGAGCCAGCAATAATAAAGGTATTTGCTACAGTTTGAGTAGCATCAGCAACATCTCTTTGAGTAGCACCCAAATGTTCTGTGGCTAAAGCAAGCCTGGTATATAGCATAGCAACTGCATCAAAGTCTGATCTTGAATCAGATGCTACTCTTCTCATCTGATTCATAGCTGATGTAGTCTTATCGGCACTACCAGTTAAGGCGTTCATTCTATTTCTAACACCAATCATGACATTGGCAGCTTCAGCTATTTCTTTAACACTAAATGCACCAACTAAAACAGTCGCAATTCTTTTTACAGAATTTTCTGCAGATTTTGCATTTTTATTAAAACTATCAAACGCCTTTTTGGATTGATCTGACCCAAATATTCTAAGAAATAAATCTGTTTTACCTGCTGCTCGCATTTCTTTCTTCCTTTATTTCAAGATAAGCTAACCAACCCTGAAACTCCTCAACTGTCATTTCTTCAATTTCAGTTAAGGTTTTATTTAGTTTTTCAGCTAGTGCATATTTTATGTATAGCTGCTCATCTTCAATTACTTTTTTTTAACTTCTTCCTGCGAGACATTATTCATCATCTCACTAGAAACTCTAATTAATACATCTCTGTCTACCTTCTCCAATAAGGTTTTCTTATCAGCGATTGTAAATAACTTTTCTCCAGCCTCGTCTAATGCTTTATAAATTAAAACATAAACTAAAAGCTGTACCTCGTCATCTTGAGCTAGTTTCATAAATTTAGAAGTCTCTGAAAGAGTTATTGGTCTACAATAAATCTTTAAAGCATTATTTTCATCATCACCCCATTCAGGGACTTCTATAATTTTAGTTTCTATGCTATCAAAATGTTTCTTTGCGTTATCTATAACTGACATTTTCTTATACTGTTGTTGTACTTAAGTCGCCAGTACCTTGAACAGTTAATGAAGCTTCAACCATACCATCAAATGAGCCAGTTCTTGAAACACCAGTAACAATAGCTGAACCACTGTAATAAGTATCTGAAGCACCTGCTGGATATAGGTTTAATTCTATAGTATTTCCAACTACAAAAGCACCTTGACCATTAGTGTCGCTATCATCCCAAAAAACATCTAAAGAACCTGAAAAAGATTTTAAAGTTGCTACATGAGTTCTGCTTCCATCACCCATAGCTGTATCTTCTACAGTATCACTTGTATGTTCCAAAGAATATGATTTAACTTCACCAACGATATTTGTTCCGCCACTAGTACCTAGCTTAACAATACCATCATTTCCTTTAAATGTTGACATTTTCTTTTACCTCGCCTTTCGGCTTTTTCTTAGAAGAAGATTTAATTTTGTCTTGCGACTGGACTGCTTCTTCCTTCCAACCCATATCCAACATAGTTTCCACATTTGATTGTGGAACTTCTATTGAAACTTTGCCATTTGGACTAATCATTTTCATAATTATCTCCTGTTATACCGCCACATCAGGATTGGTTTCCTGGACATAGTAGTTCGTTAAAAAAGTTAGAGTAACATAACCAACTGGTTGTTCTCCATCACCTGTATATTCTATATCTGTTGATTCAATATATGTGTCTTTTGCTAGACCACCTAAAGTTCTATCAGCAGAAATAGCTTCTTCTACTTCTTTGCTTATTGTATCAATAGTATCATCAAAATTGCTAACAGCCTTACAATATCCTTCAACCACAACAGACAGATCTCTGCTCATAACTCTATCAGTTCCAATAACAATTGGCTCAGAGCTTTCTGCTTTGGTATAAATTACTAAAGAAGGTAGTGTTGATTCTTGTAATGTGTATACCCTGGATTCATATACATTAGAACCTGTAGTTGTTAGGCCTGTTAATGTAGTTCCAAAGTATTCTCTGATCTGCTGTCTGACGTGTGCCATTATTGAACCTCAAGAAGCAAAGAGGTCATGCCTAAATTGTCATGCTCAAAATTTATAACTTTATAATTAGTTGCTGCTTTAATTTGAGTTCCATCTAAATTTTTAATAGCTGGAGCAGCTATAGTATCACCAAATGCAATACTTGGTATGTCAGTAGTCTTAACCTGTGCTACTGGTTGATACCCTTGAACTGGTAATCCACCACTGTCAATATCTACATATTCTTGGTTTAGGATTACATTGATAGAAGAAGATGAACCACCTGTAGGTGTGTAGGTAATTTGAATACCATGCCCATAGGTGGCATCTAAATAGCCATTGAAATCTCTATCAAATTCCATTGGCATAATTATTTCTTAGCTCTAGTTTTAGGAGCTTTTACTTTTGATGTTTCCAAGCCTACGCTTCTATCTTGTTTTTCAGCTTTAGGTTTGTCAACATGAACCTCTGCTTTGCCATAACCACATAATGAATGACCTTCGCTTTCAGTAAGTTCAACTATATCACCAGCGTGTACTTTAGAACCGCCAGCCATTGTATCTGTTAAGATTTTATATTTTTTCATATTTAAGTTGGGGGTATTGCTACCCCCATTCCAT